AGAAACTTTTTATCGAGTTTTGCTTCTTTCAACCATTCTTCGAAACGATTTACACTTTTAAAAAGCTGGTCGTTGTTAATGCTTGAAGCATAATCCATAGTATAACGAGATGATACCATAGATGTCATATTGGGTTTAAATTAGGGTTTGTCGTGTGTTTGTTTTGAGTATAGTTTAAGTCTATGATTTTAATAGGGGGAATAACACTATTAAAATAGTGTGATTTTAAATCGATTTTCTGACATTTGGGTGGATTTGGGTGGATTGGGTGGATCATGAAAATTTGGGTGAATTGATAAGTACAAACTTTGCAACAAAGTACTTTTTTCAAAATAGTGAGAAAATCGAATGGATTTTCCTAGAATATATATAGCTATTCCAAACCAACAAAAGTATAATCACAAGTTATCAAAGTTAATCAAAAACCTATTCAATTGTTACATTACACAATGACGAGTCAAGTAAGTCGAGTTAGTTGCGGATTCTGCAAAAATGCAGGAATTTATGGCCGTAAGGCAGCGCATCTTGTTAAGGAATGTCCTGTATTGGCAAATACGGAGTGCCGCTATTGCCATAAATTGGGCCACACCAAGAACCGCTGCGAAGTTCTTAAGGAAAAGAACAAGAAGTTTGTTTCATATGGTTATCGCAAACCTAGCTATAGGCGCCGTCCTAGTGGTAAAAATTTGTTCGACCATGTAGAACATTCCTTTAAAGCAGGTGCGCCTAGCATTCGCGGGCCAGTCGCTAAAGGCAAAACCCTTAAAAAGCAGAGCCAAAATAGCTTCGCCGTTCTTGAAGAGAGCGATGCGGTTGTAAAGCGCGTTGCTTTACCAAAAGTGGTTGAAACTGAACAGCCACTTAAGGGCGCATGGGCTAATAAGCTAGGCAGTAAAAAGCCTGTAGAAGAGCCTGTAGAAGAGCCTGTAGAAGAGCCTAAGTGTGCTATGCCGGGCACTCTTGCGATACTAGAATCAATTATCCGTAGGCAAGAAGCAGAATCGGAACAGTGCCACGAAGATGTGTATGATATGCGCGTAGCACTGAACAGGCGTGCTTATGAGGTGTTCAATCAAGAACCAGTCCCTACTTACATAGGTTCATGGGCTGACGCCTGTGATAACGACGACAGCGATGGAGAAATCGAATATGATTCCATGGGTCGCCCTAGCACCGACAATAGTGCGTGGTAAGTTAGTTAGTAGTTAGTTAGTATTATATCCATTTAAAAAATAAAAAATAAATAAAAAAAGAAAAAATAGAAAAATAAATAAAAAAAGAAAAAAAGAAACCCTATTTCCTCCCCTCAACACTTTTTTTATAAACAATCTAAAAAGATTTCATTAGTAATATGTATATGAGTACATTAGGCAGAATAAAAGCGGAATTGGAGAATCTAACTAAAGATCCTCCAAGTAATTGTAGTGCTGGTCCTGTAAAAGATGATATTATGCATTGGGAAGCTACTTTAATGGGTCCAAATGGATCAGTATATGAAGGTGGAGTATTTAAATTAAATATATTATTTCCATCGGATTATCCTTTTAAACCGCCCAAAGTTCATTTTGAAACACGTATTTATCATCCTAATATTAATGCTGCTGGAGGTATTTGTTTAGATATTTTAAAGGACAATTGGAGTCCCGCATTAACTATATCAAAGGTATTGTTATCTATTTGTTCATTACTTGATGATCCAAATCCAGATGATCCATTGGTTCCAGAAATAGCAGAACAATATGTTAAAGCTAGACCAGCATATGATATGACTGCTCGTCAATGGACGCAAAATTTTGCATAATTCAATAACTATAATATGATTATTGAATTAGTTAGTATTAGTATTACAACAAGAAAGCACTTTTTTTATAATAGATTTTGGTTTATCAACAACTAACTTACCATTTTCAATCTTTATAAAAGCATCAATAACACTAGGAATCATTTTTTTTATAATAGGGTCCATTGATTCTAAAGCACCAGCATCTGTATTATCAACAACATAACATAAAATATCTATAATTAAATCTTTTTTTTTATCAGGAGATAAATAATATAATTCTCTGATTTTATTTAAAATTAACATGGTTGCTTCAATCAAATTTTCAATTTGAATTCCATTAGGAAATTTATCTATAACAACCGTAGCTATATTAACAATATCTTCAGCTGATGTAGGAGTCTCTTTATCAGCAACCGAAGTTAAATCAGCAACAATAATCTTTTTTTCTGTAGTCATTTATAGTATAACCAAATAAAATAATTTCAAAACAACTTAAAAAGAAAGCAACAAATAATCTTGAGAATCATTACAGCAAATAAAAAAAATCTCTCAAAAAGAATAATAGGCCGAAGAGGAGAAGGAGAAAATATTATTCACTCGAACGTTTATCAGATGTTGATAAACATTTCCAATGACATAGATGTGAAGACATTATGGAGGAAATCAATTATAGATTCTCGCAAAACTAAATTAAATATTGTTATGATCACATTTAAAAACAACTTTATAATCATACTACTAGGATATTAATCACGATTAATGATAATATAAGTTGTTTATTCGTTGAATAGCAATAATTAAAAAAATATTTATGTTTGCATACAGCAAATAAATTAATAATATTATGATAGCAAACAGCAAATCATAATATTATATAGCATCACAAATTAAAAATAAGAATTTTCTTATATTATTTGATTTGTTATGTCCTCCGGCATGAAAAGTAATGTCGCGATGAACAGCAATATCATTTAAATTTAATTGTGTATGTGTTCTAGCATTTTGAAATTGTGATTTAATATTGGGTTTAAGTTCATTAAAAAAACCGATATTTCCGTGTTTTTTATTGTCAAGTGTTTTTGGAACATATGTTTTTCTGAAATTTTTGATATATTTTTCAGAATAGAATATAGTTGGTCCCATATTTACAGGTGTATCATGTAATGGAATACTAATAAAAAAACGGTCCATTTTTTTCATTGAATCATGATGAACTTCTTGTTCGGTGCTTCCAGGATAAATAATAAAATAAGTGATACCTACTATCCTCCAATTGTATATTCCTAATAATATAAATATATTATCAACAGGATATTTTAAAAAACTTAAATTTTTATATATTTTATTATTTCTTTTTAACATATAATCTACAGATTGAACAGCATCTTTATTACCATCTTTAAAGTTTTTTTTTAAATTATTGCTATATTTACCATCGGCAATCATATATAATTGTAGTGCTTCTCTTTTTACATTTTTTACAAAAGGATTTTCTCCATTATCTAAAACGGAATGATATTCCCAATTTTTTTCAACATCTAATAATTTTTCTACCAATTCATAAGAAAATTGTTGAGGAAGAAAATTACGAAAAATAACAAATCCATCATCTTCTAATAATTTTTTATAATTTCTAGGTTTTGATTTTTGCATATATACATATTAATTTAATAATTTATATGTATTAACTAATCATGTCTTTTTGAATCTACCAAGTGCAAACCTTTATCTATTTCATAGTAATCACAAATAGAAATATCGCCAATAGCTACCATAATAAATAACATTTTTCTTTCCTTGTTTGATAAATTAGCACCTCCGTGATGTATAGTTATATCTCTATGAACAGTATAGTCGCCTAATTTTAGATTATATTGTCGTCTAGCTTTTTTTAATAACTGTTTATTTGTTTCATTAAATTCATGAAAATAACCTAAATTATTGTAGAAAATACCTTTTTTCATTGCTTCCTCGTCAGCACCTTTTCTAAAACCTGGTTTTCTTAAATGTTTTACATATTCATCGCAATAAAATATAGTAGGTCCCATATCTTTTGGTGTATTATGCAAAGGAATACTAATAAATAATATATTATCTCCGGCATCATTATCATGATGTATTTGTTGTTCAGGGCAACCGGGAAATATATGCATAGTAGTAATTCGCATGATAGTCCAATTGGTTTGTAAATTTTTAAATAAATTATCAAAAACAGGATCTAAAATAGGAAATAAAAGACTAGATGTATGATTAAACCAATCTCTTATTATGTGAAAGTCTTTTTCGTTTTTTGCATAAAATTCATTGGAAAATAAAACACTTTGTTGTCTATGAGAATTTTTTATAGAATGATTATTTGGATTACTAGAAAGAGTAAATAATTTATGTTTTTTAAATGTGTTAAAAGCAGAAGTTAAATCTTTACAAGATTTTTCATCCATAGCATCTCTAATAATTAAAAATCATTATATTTTTTTAAATCAAACATATATATATGTATAATTTACAAAATCAAATTGTTGTTGCTAGTTTAATAGGTTTAAGTAGTTGTGCTACAACTTTTTTATGTAGTTTGGTATATCCAATTCGAGAAAAAACAGATTGGCGTGATGTTGCATTATATGGTGCATTGGGTTCTTTAATAGCTTCAAAATATATAATGAGAAATTTAAAAATGTAAATATATAATATATGATGACATGGCAATTATATATATTATTTGCGTCCATGGTTTATACAACTCAAAATATAATAAGGAAAAAATTATTTAATGAATCTAATATATCATCTGAAAAAGCCTGGACTTTTATTTTACTTGGTATTCTAGCGGGTGTAATAATTAGTTTAACATATGTATGTATTATTGGCAATATTGGTGAAAAAAATCCAAAACCATTAAATCTCATCTCAGAATGTTTTAAAGCAAAAAATAAAAATGTTCATTTAGGTTTTATAGCGGCAGGTATAACAATATTATTTGGAATGACATTATTACATTCAGCATTTAAATTAGTTCCAAATGTGGCTTATTTACCATTATTATTAGGAGGTTTAACAGTTATATTTACTTATGTAGCATCAACGGTATTTTTAGATACACCTATAAAAATGATGAAAATATTAGGAATTATTATAACATTGATAGGATGTTATATGGTTTCATTTTAATGTTTAAATAATTACAATAATACGATTATAATTATTTTAAAATTAATATTTTTTTTTCCTAGTTTTTCTTCTTTTTTTTCGTTTATTTTTTTTGCTTTTGCCTCCTTCGAGGAGTTTTAAATAATTATTACCTTTATTTAATGGATTATAATCTTCTTTAAACATAGTTTTAATAACACCATGTTTATCTACATAAAATAAAATGAATTGATGATGTCTAAAATCTTTTTTTGGTAATTTTTTTTTGCCTGTTTTTTTATCGATATAATTTGAAACTGGATTTTTTGCACCACCTTTTAATTTATTTTTTATATACATTTTCTTACTAATAATCATATAACATATATTAAGATTAAATCTGTTTAAAATGTTCTAAATAATAAATACATAGATGACTGATGTAA